CGATGGCCGGGTAGCAATTGTGCTGCCCGGCTCAGCTGTTAGGCTGAAAAATGCCTGATATTAAGGAGGTAAAATGAAGATTACTAGATTTAAATATGGGCCTGCTAACGAAAGAGGCACAAAAATAACAAAAACAACTGCATATACAATAACAGAAAATGATATATTAAATAAAGGGACTAGCATTTTCCTTTGTAGTGGCGCTACTACATTAACGTTGCCAGCAGCATCTTATGCTTTAAAAGGCGTAAGTATTTATGTTACTGGAGATAATGCTGCATCTAAAGTAGCAGTGGCTGCCGGTTTTGGTGGTGGCGGTGGAAGTTACGACACTGTTACAGTCGGTGCATATAACACAGTAGAATTTTGGTGCGACGGTACTTATTGGTATGCCTTATCTAACGCAGTCGGTGCTAGTTAAGGAGGTATATCATGCCTAAACCAACCAGATATAAATACTGTGTGGCCAGTCAAAAGGGAAACACCCTAAGTAAAACAGCTGATTATTCGCTAACTGAAGCGAATATTATAAAAGATGGTTATCTATTTATAAAAGTAGATAATGCAGCAAAAATTACACTGCCAGCGGCTTCAGATAATCTTAAAGGCGTAAGTATCTATATTTCTACAACTACTCAAGGGAATGTTTATGTTTCCGGAGGTTTTGGTGGTGGTGGCGCAAATTATGATACTGCGAATTTAGGAAAATACGAAACAGCAGAATTTTGGTGTGATGGGACTTACTGGTATGGGTTAAATATTACTATGGTTGCTGGAACATCGAGTTCTTCCAGTAGCTCTAGTTCTTCATCTAGTTTAAGTTCATCTAGTTCTAGCAGTTCAAGTAGTTCTATATCTTCAAGTAGTTCATCTAGCTCTAGTAGCTCATTAAGTTCTAGTAGTTCTAGTAGTTCTTCTAGAAGCTCTAGTAGCTCTAGTAGTTCATTATCATCGAGTAGTTCTAGTTCAAGTTCATCTAGTAGTTCAGAGTCAGTATAATGCGATTAATCCGCGGGGATAGAAATATCCTCGCGGATAAAATAGGAGATAAATATGGCAGCGCCAGGATATAAATGCCCATTTAAAGACAATGCAGGTGCAGGTATAACTTGCGAAAATATTGCCTGTGGTGCGTATAATACTAAATCCGAAGATTGTAATATCATTCTTTATTATCGTAAACGTGTAAAGATGGATGGTGTTATTGATGTTAAAGAATCTTCCGGAGATCAAACACAGCATTCGTCTAGTTCTTCTTCTAGTAGCAGTTCATCTAGTTCTAGCTCGAGTTCATCTAGTTCTAGCTCAAGTTCATCGAGTTCATCTAGATCGTCTAGTAGTTCCAGTAGTTCTTTATCTTCTAGTAGTTCATCGAGTTCTAGTTCTAGTGAGTCTGCTTAAAAGGAGTTAGAATGAGTTTGACTAGAGAAGATTATTTAGCTAGATTAGAAACTGCGCTTCAAGATACCTCCGAAAAACTGCAGCCTGACGATAAGAATCGCCTCCTATCTCAGGCTGTAGTTATTTTTTCTAAGGATCGTCCGTTAACAAAAATACATGAGATTACCGGTGATAGTTCTGCATATGATTTTGCTATGCCTACTGATTGGGTTGATGGCATTTCTTATATTGTAGGCGAAATAGAATATCCGGCAGATGATTTTCAAAATCCTAGTTACGTTGAGAAAGTTGATTGGATGTTTTTTAGAAAATTAGCCGGTACTCCTAGTGTAACCACAACTTATTTAAGATTTAAAAGTTTTGTTCCTTTAAGTGGTAAAAAAGCAAGGTTTGAGTATGCATTACCACATACTCTTAATGAAAGTACGTGTACAGTAAATGATTCAGATATAGAAGCAGTGGTTACATTAACTGCTGCTCTTTGTTTTTGGGCTCTAGCGGCTAAATTTACGCAGAGTACAGATCCTTCAATCGAGGCCGATGTGATTGATTATCAGAGAAAATCTGATATTTATTCTCAATTGGCTAAAGAGAAAATATCCATCTATAATTCATTGATGGGCCTCGGAGAAGAATCCAAAGGCAACGCCCCGGCTTCTGCCGGAGTTGCGATTAAGGATCTCGACCTTGCGTTTTCTTGGAGCGAGGATATGTTAACACATCCTATGCGCTTCAGGTAATATCCCCAAACAAAGAGAAACAATAGGAAGGCGGAGATAGAATTACACTCGCCAGTAGTCTATCCTCCCCTTAATGTAAATGTCATTAGGTATAATCCGGACTAAAATTAAAACTAAATTGGAAGCAATAACCGATATCAAAAATGTTTATGATTATAAACGTTATTGCAACGATTGGGCTACTTACCAAGATTTATTTGTTAAGGATGATAAGGTAAATACTTGGGAAATTGAAAGAACATCATTCGCAGCTACCGGCCATGGCGGTAATGGTAATGTAGAAGATAAAACCCATAATTTTATTATCCGCGGGTTTTATTCAGTTCTTGATAGTTTAGCCACAGAAAAAACATTTCAAGATATTGTCGAAGCAATTGTTTCAGATTTCATTGATGATCCTACATTAGGCGGAACTGCTAAACAAGTCCATTATCCAATTACAGGCGAATTACGAATAGGAAAATTAGGCAATGTAATGTGTCATATTGTTGAAATACATATAACTATAACTGATAGAATAATTTAAAGGAGGAAATATGTCTAGCAAGATAACAAAGATAGCACAATTAGCGGGTAAAATAGAAAGTGTCAGCGGAACTGCTGAAACATTAGCTGCTGCCGAAGCTACGATATTAGCTTATGAACCTATAATGGATGCTGATATTGGCCAGTTTAAAAGAAATCCGGTTGTAAAACACATGTCTAGATTTGCATCTGAGCCTGGCGCCAGAAGAATGAGTTTAACATTTAAGGCTGAATTAATGGGGCCTATATCCGGTAGCCGGGGGACTACACTGGCAATAACACCATTTTTAAGGATGTGTGGATTTTCTGAAACATTGGATGTAGGTAATAGTAATATTTATGCACCTCTTTCAAGCTCATTCGTTACAGGAAGTATTGCTTATTATATAGATGGTTTTAGAAAGACAATGCTAGGATGCGCCGGCAATGTAAAATTCCAGTTTAAAGTTGGTGAACCTGTAATGTGTGATTTCACTATTCAGGGAAAATATTCTGAACATAGTGATACCGCGTTATTAACACCGACATATCCCGCGCAAGTACCATTCTTATTTATGGGCGCTACCGTAACTATTGATGAAGATTCTTTAGTATTAGAGAATCTCGAAATAGATATGGGTAATGATATTGTAATTTCTCCTAAACCGCAGGACGCCAGTGGTATTGATTACGCTAAGATTACCGGCCGTAACCCAACTATGACGTTTGATCCAGAGTTTGTAGCAAAATCTGATCATGATTTTTATTCTAAATTGATGTCTAGGGATACTTTTGCTGTAGTTATTGCTATGGGTGATGCAAATGGTAATTGTATCGAATTTTCGCTTCCGGCAGTCAGATATACCGGGTTAAAAGACGGTGATAGAAGCGGATTAAAAGTAATTAATGCAACTTGTGAAATATGCAAGAATTCCGACGCTGGAAATGATGAATTAGTTATTACAATGTCGAGTTCTTCTAGTTCGAGCAGTTCATTATCTTCTAGCAGTTCTAGTAGTTCTAGATCCAGCAGTTCTAGTTCAAGTAGTTCTTCGTAATAGAGGTTTATTATGGCCAGTGATTTTGCTGTTGGTATAGAAATTGATTTACAGATACCGGATTTCATGGATGCTTCCGTTCCGTTAGGACAAATTGCCAATAAGGTGGCGGATGATTCCCGCCGTAATATTAGGCAGCAAACTAACGTTAACGGAAGCGCCATGGCCAGGCTTTCAGTAAAAACAATAAAAGATAAAAGGCGCAAAAGATCTCAATATCCAAATTTAGCATTATACCGAACCGGAATAATGTTTAATGCAATCCATGTTTACAATAAAGGAAAGAATAATTTTGAAGTAGGGATTATTCCACGCGGGAGTCCTTCCCGGGACCTGTTGGCGTTAATCCATGCTGAACAAGGAGTAAATCAACATACTAGGATTACTAGGACATTTCTTGGCATGACTTCTGCCACACTCAAATGGGCTAATGCCCGTATGGAAAGATGGTTAAACGAACGCGCTCAAAAGGCAGCGCATAAATTTATTAATTTAAAGTATTAAAAAGGAGGTAACGTGATAAACCCAATAGCTGTTGGACAGACATTAGAATACACATTAAAAAAAGATATCAATAATCCTACGATCTGGATTATCGGGCCTTTAGATTCAATTACTAAGGGTAAAATGATATCGCAGTATGGAAAAGTTGAAATCATTGATGGAAAACCAGTTTATGTCGAAAAAGATAATGATGCGGCCATGAATAATTTTAGTATCGTAAAATATGGCCTTAAAGGTTTTAAGAATTTTATTCTTAACGGTGTAGAAGTAGAATTTAAAACTGAAAAAGAAAAAGTATTTGACCATGAAATTGATGTTGTGGCCGAAGAAACATTAAAACAGATACCTCTTTTTGCCATAGCTGAGTTAGCCAATGTAATTTGGGGCGAGAATGAAGTTAATGAGGCCTTAAGAAAAAACTAGAATTGGCAGTTGAGGTATCAGCAATGGGCTTGAGCTGCCATGATTGTAATGAAGCAAAGAAAAAGTTCAGGGGATGCAATGATAAACCTATACAACCATTACTGGTAGATGGTGTTCCTTTAGAAAGATGCCCGGCTAAAATAATAATGCCGGAAGTAAAAATGTATATTAAGTATTACAATTATTATAAAAAAGGGATTGCAATATTTAATGGCGGTATTTCAATGTATCCAGCAAAGTTATTAGATGTATTCGATATTTTGGAATCGGCGGAAATAGAAATTCAAGAAAGATCATTAAATCAAGGAAAATAATATGGCCACTGGTGATCAAAATTTTAAATCATACCTATCATTCAAAGATGAAGCTAGTGGTAAATTTATTAAAGCTACCGACGATATGGTTAATTCCATGAAGAAACTTGGAATTAATGTAAAAAAAGAAGGTAGCGCTATAGCTGTTGATCTTGATAAAATGGCTAATGCACACGATAATTTAGGCCGTAAAACTCGTACAAGCGATCAAACAGTAACAGGATTCATAAGATCAATGGGTTCTTTACGTAATATGCTTCTTGTTTACTTTTTTGCGTTAAGGCCAGTAATAAATTTAATTAAAGAATCATCTGAAGCATACCAAGAACAAGAAGATGCTATAAAAAGAATTAATTTTGCTATGGGTTTACAAGGAACTTATAGTAAAACTATGAGCGATAATTTAATTAAATTATCGCAAAGTTTTCAATCTGTTACTAAGTATGGAGATGAAGCAGTATTAAAAGTAATGGAAAAACTTATTACTGTTGGACGAATCATGCCTAGTCAAATTGAACGCGCTACTCAAGCAACTTTAGATTTCGCTGCCGCTACTGGGAAAGATTTAGGAACTGCTTCTGATATTATGGCTAAAGCTGCTTCCGGATATACTGCACAGTTATCAAGGTATGGAATAATTATTGATAAAAATATACCAGCTACTCAAAAATTTTCTGAGGTACTTAAATTCGTAGAAACACGTATGGGTGGCCGCTCTCAAGCAGATATAAAAAGTTTTTCCGGTGCATTAGCGCAAGCATCGAATAATATGAATGATCTGAAAGAATCAATTGGGTTTCTTATAAATAGGGGGCTAAATTTACCTGTTGTTGTCGGATATTGGAGTCAAGCATTTAAAAATTTGAATGATTCTATTTCCGGTGTAAATGTTACAAATATAGATATATTACAAAAACGACTTGAAGAAGTTCGTAAAAAAATTTCTGCTTCAGGGGCGACGGAAATAGCAAAACAAAAACCAACAGCATTCCATTTGATAATGGGGGGATATTCGGAATCAGAAATAAAAAGAGCTCAAAATTTATTACTCGAACAGGAAAATTTAGTTCAGTCAATAAAAATGGAATATCGGCAGCGGGCTAACATAAAGATTACAGAGGATGAAAAAGCAAATGAAGTAAAAATATCTCAAGAAAAACTTGCCATTCGAGAACAATGGGAAGAAACATATTCATCATTCCAAAGAACTAAGGCTAAATTTCGCTTACAAGAGTTAAATAAAGAAGTTGCCACTTATAGATCCGCTTTTAAAGATAGTGCCGAAGAATTACTGGAAATAGACACATGGTATAATACTCAAAAAGCAATACTGACTAAACAAGCATTCGAAGAAGGTAAAAAAGATGTTATTGGTAATGCTAAATTATGGGTAGATGTAACAAGAGCTACCGCCAACGCAATGAAGGATGCTTTAGCAGATGGATTTTTTAAAATAGTCCGCGGGGAGTTTGACGGCTTAATGGATGTAGTAAATAATTTCGGTAATGTAGTATTACAAGCATTAATGCAAGCATTAGCAGTAAAAGCAATGATAGGCATTGGATTGGGAGGATTCTTAGGATTAGCCCATAGCGGCGGTTATATGTTAGGCGCAGGAAGTTTTGGTAATGTAAGGAAATTTAAGACTGGTGGGATCGCTGGTGATGAAATTCCAGCTATATTGCATCGGAATGAAGGTGTAATTAATGAAAGAGGTATGGGATCATTAGGAGTTGATAATTTAAATCGATTAAATCGCGGCGAAAGTATGGGTGGAGGAGATATTACAAATAATTATTTTATACAGGCAATCGATGTTAAATCATTCCGGGATCGCCTAGAACAACATGGAGATATTTATAGTAATGCTTCTGCCGCAAATGTGCGTAATAATGGAACATTAAGGAAGACTAATCAGAAATATATTATTTAAAGGAGTGTTAAATGAGTTATCAACATATTCTTACACTTACGCCTGAATTCGGATTAGAAGAAAGTATTTCTTTTAGGACTGATATTACCGAATCAGAAAGCGGTAAAGAATATAGGGATGCATTATGGGATTATGGAATCCGGGAATATAAACTTACGTGCCGTTTTTTAACCAAAGCAGCAATGGATATTATTTGGAATTTTTATGTTGCTAGAAAAGGCATGTACGATTATTTTTTAGTTAAAGTTCTTACTGAATACGAAGTAGAAAATGAATCAGTAGGAACTGCTGATAATAATACTACTCGTTTTACTTTACATAATTTTCCAGTAGATACAGCAGCCAATCATTCCTGTACGGTTAACGGAGTTTCCAATACTGATTATGTTTTAACCAATGATTTTATTAATGAAGTATCGTATATAGATTTCAATACCGCGCCAGTTAGTGGAGCAATATTAGTTAATTATGAATTTTATATGAGAATGCGTTTTGCCGAAGATAAATTAAGCCGGCAGTTAGCGTCTTATCAGTTACTGCATACTGGAATGACGTTAAAAGAGGATCGATGGTCTATATATTCAGGTACAGATTATAATTCAAGTTCTAGTTCTTCTAGCTCAAGTAGTAGTTCTAGAAGTTCTAGCAGTTCTTCTTTATCAAGTTCTAGTTCTAGTAGTTCATCTAGCAGTTCTTCTAGTAGAAGTAGTTCTAGTTCGTCAAGTAGTTCGTCATTATCCAGTAGTTCATCTAGTAGTTCATCTAGTAGTTCTTCTTCGAGCTCTAGTTCATTTAGCAGTTCTAGTTCTTCTAGTTCTAGTAGTAGTTCTATAAGCTCTAGTTCTAGTTCTTCTAGTTCTAGCAGTAGTTCTATAAGTAGTTCATCTAGCAGTTCTTCTTTATCTAGTAGTTCTAGTAGTTCCAGTAGTTCCAGCAGTTCCAGCAGTTCAACTAGTGCATAAGAATGTATAGTCTATCAGATACTCTAATATCGATAAAAAATCAGATACAACATAAACCAGTCGAGATCTATGATATTTATTTAGGATCACAAGACGAAGAAGATTCTGATACATTACATTACGCAAATTTTTATCGTCCGATAAATTTCTTTTCTTATTTTGGACATACCGCAGCGACATATATACCCCTCGGAGTAAAAAGAACCCCAATAAAAAGAACATCTAGCGGTGAAATAGAACAGGTATCATTTCAGATCTGCAATGTTAATAAGGCAATGGGCGCTTATGCAGCAGCTCAAAATTTTAGAAATAAGCGCGTTGTGGCCAGATTAATATTCAGGGATTATTTATCTTCCTACCTAGACGCAAAAATAATATTCGATGGATTTATAAGCAATATAAGTTTTCCTCAAAAAACTATGGATGCTGTAGCTACACCAAAGATAGGATCCTTAAGTTTTGAAACTGGATGGCCGTATCAAATAGCGTGCAATGCTAGGTTCGGAGACAATTATTGCAGGGTAAATAAAGAACTAAATTCTAATAAGTTAATTGGAACAGCTACCGGTGGAACTGTGTCTACATTAATTGATGCCGTTAACTTAAATCAGGCCGATGATTATTGGAATTGGGGGTATGTTATATTTTCTTCTGGTTTAAATAACGGGGATAAGAGGAAAATCATAGATTTTGATAATGCTACCAAGACAGCTACTTTTGATTTCCCTTTGGATAATGCTGTTGAGTCCGGGGATATGTTCACTATATATCGCGGTTGCGATAAAACATTAAATATGTGCGATACAGTTTATAGTAATACTGATAATTATCATGGTTTTCATACCATACCCTTGACAAAATGACGACAGAAGAACTGCAAAAATTAAATAAACTTATTGGGATTCCATTCAAATTAAACCGTAAAGATTTTGAAGGATGTGATTGTAGGGGTATATGTTGGCTTTATTATAAATATATAAAAGATAAAGAATATCCATTTACAGATAACGGCCATATATTTTTTAGGAATAAAAAAGATGATTTAAAACGCATGATAAAAGTAATATCAGAATTTTCAACAGCAGTTGAATTTGGTGTATTAAAAGAAGGCGATTTAATACTATTAAAAACATTAAACGGCATAGGCGCCTTAGCGGTCTGTATAAATGATAAACAGGCATTACACATGGATATTGTCGTTGGGTCATGTTTAACAAAACTAAAATATTTAAAGGATTTATTTTTAGCCGGGTATAGGCCAAATGTTTAAGAGAATATTACTTATATTATTATTTATACTAGGTTTTTATAAAGCTGCTTATGCAGATCCTATTACAATAGGTATAGCTGTTTCTACTTTTATAACAGGAACTAATGTTTTAGGAGGATGGTTTATTGCAACTGTAATAGTAGTTAAATTAGCCATAGTTGCCACAGTAGGTTTTGCTATATTTTCTTCAGTAAGAGCAGCAATGCAGGCAGATAAATTAAGAGCTCAAAGTTCTAAATATTCTTCTCCAATTATAGATAATACATTTTCCAATGAGGGAGTTGTGCCACTAATCTATGGCGGGCCTATTATTATGGGCGGTAATTTATTATGGCAATCAGATCCAGGCACAACAGTAAGTAGGTTTTTAGGTATTTGTATTGGTGAAATTAGTGCCATTACTAATGTATGTATAGACGATCAACCTATCGAAGAACTCCCGGGATGCAACTATACTGCTTATTTAGGAACAAATAGTCAGTTAGTTGATTCTCGAAGTTCCGATATTGTTAAAGGATTGCGTGATATTGCATATATCGCCGCAACTATAACCGCCGGAGAAAAAGTCAGCAGTAACCCTGTGATAAGTGCAAGAATTACAGGACGAAAAATACAGACCTGGAATGTAGGATCCGGTAATTGGACTACCAATGCATTGTCCTCATCTAAAAATCCAGCTGCAATAATTAGGGATTATATGTTACTAAGCCGGGTTGTCGGTGGTTGCGGGATTCCTGAATCTTTTGTTGATCCTATAACCTTCGGTGAATTTTATGTTCAGTGTGCTGAGTTAATTGATAACGGTAATGGTGGAACAGAAGCAAGATATGAGTTAGATATTGCTATTGATACTCGCCATTCTGCTTTAGATAATTTAGACAAGATGTTAATTACATGTAATGCTAAGATTATTAGAAGCGGAGCTCTTTATAAAATAGCATTTGAAAAATCTGGCGAAACCGCAGTCATGGCATTTACCGAAGATAATATTACTAAAGGTACTTTTGTTTATGGTTATGGTAAATCAGATTCCATGCCTAATAAAGTAGGAGTGGAATGGATTTCTCCGCTAGAATCTAAAAATCCAAAACGCGTTGCTTGGGCTGAAGATGAATTAGATCAAGATATTAGAGGAATGATAGATGATAAAATAGAATGTTATGGAATCATCAGACAATCTCAGGCATCTAGGTTAGCGAATAAATTACTATATGAAGGTAAACTAGCGGATATTTGGTGCGAATTTGAAGCTAATATGTCGGCAATGCACTGTGAGCCTTTTGATGTTGTTTCTGTAACTCATTCAAGGCCGAATTGGACTGCTGCGCCATTTAGGATTATTGATGTTACAGAAACAGATTTTGGCCGGGCGAAATATACATTAGTATCATATAATTCATCTATCGTTAATGATAAGCACGGATCTACGTTTGATGATTGGGATTATGGATCTCCCCCTAACCCATTTGAAGCAGTAACAGATGTTACTAACATAGTATTGGCCGAGGTAGGCTGGCAAAATGCTGATGGCGCATGGGTAGCACATATCGATGTTTCTTGGACTGCTCCGGCAACCAAAAAAGAGTTACTTGATTCTTATATTATAGAATTAAAAAAAGATACTGGAAATTATATTACGGTTGGATCCGCCCCGGCAACAGCGACAAATTACCGGATTAATATAAATTTAGAAACTGATAAAACTTATTATGTAAAAATAAAAACAAAATCGATTAATAATATCATTTCTAGTGGATCTACTTCTGCGGCATTGACATTGCTTGGCAAAGAATCTCCTCCGGATAATGTTGCTAATTTTAGTTATACATTTGCTAAAGAACTTGTTTTCAAATGGAATAAAAACGACGATTTAGATTTATTGGGTTATGAAATCAGAACGGAAGATGCTAATTGGGGAGTTCAAAGTGCCGCGCTTATATATAGAGGATTGACTAATACATTCACTATAACAACTCCGGCAAGCAGAAATCCCGGAGTTTATTACATTAAAGCATATGATAGGTCCGGAAATTATTCTTTTGACGCACAACCTATTTCGCCCACTAATGTCGCGCCTGCAGCACCGATACTTACAATGACGCAATGGTTTGGCTTTGCAAAAATACAATGGACGGACGTAGCTGATGTGGATCTATTAAATTATCAAGTATATAAATCAAATACTAATGCTTGGGCCGGAGAAGAATCATTATATGCCACAGTCCCGGGAACACAAGTTACCGTTCAGGGCAATGCGCCGGTAGACACTATTGCAGACGCTGTTGATGCCAATAGTATTACTGACGCTGATTTAATTGCTAAAGGCACTAATTATTTTGTAGGGGATATAATTAAACAAACATCCGGTACTTATTCCGGCCAAGAAACTATTGTTACCGCATTTAATACTGCTACCGGTCAAGTTTCTGTTGCATCTTGGCCATTAGGCACGCCTTCAGTTGGTGATAAATTTGTATTAAAAGATCGGGCGTATTTTAAAGTAAGGGGAGTAGACACTTATGGCGCCGGTGTTTTTTCAGCTGCGGTAACAATTGATTTTACACCATTAGCGGAATCAGAAATCGGTGATGCAATAATATCAGCCAGGAAATTAATCGCCGGAGAAATAATAACATTATCGGCGCAAATTAAAGATGCAATAATCCAAAACGCACATATCATAAGTTTAAGCGGAGATAAAATAACAGCACAGTCAATAACATTAACTAAATTAGCGCCGGAAGCAATCCCTCCTAAAACATATTATCAAAATGATGCGCCTACAAGCGGCATGAATGAGGGTGATTATTGGATCGATACCGATGATTCAAATAAATTATATATTTATCAAAGTTCAACCTGGACAGTAATCAGCGCTAGTGGAAGCGGTGGTGTTACCACGTTTAGGCAAGCAACTGTTCCTACCGCAACTTCTGCCGGGGATTTATGGATCGATAGCGATGATTCTAAATTATACAGGGCAACTAATGCCGGCGATGATCAAGTAACGGCCGGAGAATGGGTGTTAGTAGATGCAGCTGTCGCTACCGGTTGGGCTCATACATCCGACACTACTAAAATTGACGGCGGAGATATTTACACAGGATCAATTACTGCTGATAAAATAACTGTATCCCAATTAGACGCATTGGTAGCCAATACTGGAACATTAAGTGTTGATGAACATATCGATGTTGGCGATTATGTTGTTATAGACGGAGTAAATAGCTGCATTAATGTTTACGACGATGCCGGAACTCCTGTATTAAGAGTAAAAATGGGAAAACTTTCATAAATGTCAACCTACGGATTAAAAACTTTTGACGCGTCCGGCGCAGTTATTGTAGATATCACTGATAGGCTAAATAGGCATAGATATAATAACGAAGTAGCAGCGGATGCAAGTAGTAATGTAACATTATCAGATATTGATGGAACAACTACGGCATTGATGTCAATTATGATTAATCCTCCGACTGAAAATACAGCTTTAAGTTCTCGTTGGTGTCCACATCAGATCACCAGAAGTGGGACTACAATAACTTGGACTGCATCGACTGGATTATATCATGTATCCAATGCTAGTTTATTATCAGTATTTTTTTACGTGTAGGAGATAGAAATGCCTTACGGTTTGCAGATAAAAAATTCATCTGGAAATATAATTATAGACGGCCAGTATAAAAATTATGCTTTATGGGACTCTGATACAGCTACATTGGATGCTGGTGTAACTACTATTGCATTTACCGCTACAACTCAGATGCCATTAATTGCATTAAGGCCAGGTACTGGCAAAACAGTAATATTATGGGGTTTAAGAAAAACTGGGAGTAATTATGATGGTTTTTATGTTGTAGGTGGAAATGGAGATAGTTTAGATTGGAGAGTCTATACTGCTCACCCCGCGGCTTCGGCGCAAAATTACGGATTAAGGATATATGATGGCAGCAGCAATTTATTATTCGATTCAGGTTATCAATATTTTAATATTTACCAATTAGATACCGGTATATCATTATCAACGCCTTTATTAACAGAAGAAGCGGCCGGAACTTATTCAGATATAACGCATGCCGGTATTTCTGATCCTTTTTATTTTTTATCGCCACTAGGTTTTTGGTGCTACGGTATAAGTTCAGGAAGCCAACTTAGGGCGGTTTGGAGATCTGCGATTAAAAAAATAGATGCCACATCGGTAAGGGTTAAATGGGCGAAAAAATTCCAAGGTCCTTCTGGCGGTGCTGATTTTGATGAAGGTTGGAATCCAAATTTAACTTTAATGACATTGAAATAATATTTCAACAAGGAGGATTTAACATGAATGTAGTATTAGACACCTCGATCATCAGCGTATCAGCAACATTAATTGTAGGCGCATTTGGATTCATGTATAAATTTCTCCGCGATACAGTAAAAGATTTGGCTGTGTTAAAATCAAGTTTAGAAAAACAGATCAAAGATGGTGATGATAAAAGTAATAATGAAATATCGGAAGTTTATAAAACATTCAATGAATACAGAAAATCCATAGCAATTGAGTTTGTCAGTAAAGCAGTCTGCGATGTTTTGCATTCTACTCAAACTGATAATTTAAATGGTATTGAAGCCAGGCTTACGGCTAATTTTAATAAATTAGAATTGAAAGTAGAAAATAATTTTAATACATTTTTACAACAAATAACCACTATGTTTCAAAATGGTAATCAATTGCCAAATAAGGGTTAAAACATATGATTAAAAATATAATTAAAGTATCTCCTAAATTACAATTAGAAATATTTGAAACTGTATTAAATTATTTAATTGAATTTCCATCAATGCGCTGGAAACTTAAAGCAATGATAGATTCCCGGGACAAAGTGGATCAAGCAGAACTCGATCTTAAGTTAAGAATGCTTGAGCTCGAGATCATAAAAAAGGAGGATACATGATAGCAAAGATTGTGAATTTTATTAAAACAAGGATATTGGTTTTTATACCTACCTTGTTAGGTATCGCGGAAGCAGCAATAAAATTTTTAAAAGAAGTAATAACATTGGTCGTGGATATTCTATATCCAATCATACCCAATGCAGCATTCAAGGTTATTGTAACAAAAATAAGAAGCGTTGTTGAATCAATCTATACGTGGATCAGTGAAAATAAAGAAAAGTTATTAGCTTATTTAAAACTAATATGAGTGATGAAAAAGTAGATATAAAGAAATTCGCCCAAGGGTTTATTCAGCCGGTGGAATGGTGGAAGGCTGCTTCCATAGGAATTAAAATCGCTGTGGTTCTTCTGGCCGCGTTTATTATCTGGAAAGTATTCTTTCAAAAGAATACTACCGTAAATGTGGGTAAAGGAGGAACTGCGATCATTAATCAAACACCTAAACGATTCCTGATTCCCTTCGTTGAAGTTTATACTGAACACAGAAGCGGATATGATGATCTAGGATATGGAATCAGGGGTGGGTTAAGATTCGAATTCTAAGTAGCACCGGGGATTACTGAAATGCCCTAAATTGCTTGAAATAGGCAGTCTAGGGCATTTTGACGTATAATGTGCTTAATTTAGGGTAGATCGTTAATCCTGGTTGACCTGGTGCGTAAATCCAAGGCAAAAATAAGGCTATGTTAGCCGTTTTTTAGGTTTTTCTTCCTGTAACCTATAAATTACTTCTTTTAAGCTCCATATTCGCATTGCCGCTAATTCATATAATTTTGTCATTTCTTTATCATTTAACTTTCGTGCTTTTGGATTTGCAATAGGCGACCTTACACATCTAACGTAATACTGCCCTTTTTGATTGTAGTAAGGATCATTTCTTTTATAGTTTTTGTAAATATCAACAATAAAAAGTCCTGCACGTTCAGGTATTAATAGCAATGCTTGTTTTTCTAATTTAGCCGGAACAGCGAAATACAAATATTTAATGTAATCACAATTATGGCCATGACTTTTTTTCAAATCATTTTTTAAATCGGAAAGAGAAATCTTAATTTCAATTTCCCATGCTAATCTGCTTGGCCTGACCACAACCAAATCTTTTTCATAATAACCTAAACCCCAAGAAACATTAGGCACAATTAAATTCTGCCTATAATTTAGGTATCGTGCTAGATGAACTTCCATTTCGCCGGCATGCATGTGTTCTCCTTAAAATTGCGGGCAATGAATTTCGGTGCATTCATCACCTTCAACTTTTTTATACATTTCCCTGATATGCTCAGGCAGAATCCGATAATCATTTTCTGCGATCCGTAACCGCTGCCTATAAAAAGTTTCGGCATCAGAAAATCCCGGATATTTATTTCTTTGATAATAATAATTTAACTGGTTTTCATTTAGTTCTGTTTGTGGCCAAGAAGCACATCCGCATAATAATAATGCCAAAACAATAAACATTCTTTTCATTTATTTCTCCTTTCATATTTTCGGTATAAATTTCATATCTGTGTCAACGCCATTAGTTCTTGGTATGTAATCAGGTTTAAATATTGCCGCGGCTTTAGCGCAATCGGTGAAATGATGTGATACCCATTCTCCGTTTTCGTTTTGAGTAATTGGTAGTTTCTTTCCATTTATTGTTGATCCCCAATAAATAATTTTTCTACATCCTTTACATCTCCCTTTATCGAGGGTAAAATCAACCCAAATCTTAATACCTGATTTCAGCGTTAGCGTTGTCATTTAAGTTCCTTATCATAAAATTTTGTTAATCTTTTTAAACAACCTTTTTTACCAATATTAGGATATTGCGGCCATGCCTGTATTTCGGATTTAATTTCATTCATAATCTTTAATATTTCTTTTTCAATCCTGTCCTTTTTTACATATCCTAATTTTAATAATAACTTACGCAACATTTTTTTCTACCCCCGTTATTTTAGCGTCAAATGTTTCAATAACCTTCTTGACTTGGTTGTCCTCAGCTGCTTTGCGGAATAGGTATAATGGCGCCAATGATTTCTGCTGATCCGGAGTAAGCGCGGCCCAAGCTAAATCTAGTGTAGATTCGAACTTGGTATAGAAGTTCTTGGACACCTTCTCCCATTTTCCCGGGATCGCCCGGAGTTGGGTTTCGTTCTTGGTGATGTATGCCAATGCTTCTGCAAACCGTTTATGTGCTTCTTTGAAATCCTCTACTTGCGACATCTAAAATCCTTTCTCTTATTATATATATAGTAAATAATATAAGAAACTGTTATACCGTTTTTTTTGGCCATAACGGTTTGGACTATGAGCAATTGCAATAAGTTACATCAAAAAAAGGCAACCGTTATACCGTTTTGCTACAAGCACGCTGGGTTCATTTTTTTATAAAAGGGAATGATATTAAAAAATGATATTAGCATACTTTTGTCGTTGCGGTATAACGGTTGTGAATTTCCTGTGGATAACCTACTTAACATGTTGCAATTCCTCAATGCTTATACCGTTACGGGCAAAAATAACGGTTTGTATCGGTATCATT